CTGGCGGAGATCCGGGATGCGCCCGACCGCGACCACGCCGAGCGGGCGGTCGAGGCGTTCGCCCGCGACTACGGCGTTAAGTGGCCCAAGGCGGTGGCCAAGATCGTCGACGACGCCGAGGAGCTGCTGTGCTTCTTCGACTTCCCAGCCGAGCACTGGGTGCACCTCAAGACCAGCAACCCAATCGAGTCGACCTTCTCCACGGTCCGGCTGCGGACCCGCGTGACCAAGGGACCGGGCAGCAGGGCCGCCGGGCTCGCCATGGCCTTCAAGCTCCTTGAAGCAGCGCAGGATCGCTGGCGGGCGGTCAACGGTCCGCACCTGGTCGCCCTCGTACGCGCCGGGGCACGCTTCGACAAGGGGGTGCTGATCGAGCGTCCTAACGACGTTGAGGAGGTCGCCGCGTGATCGTGCCAGCGCCGACGATCCACAACTCTTGACGATTCCTCTAGTGGACTCGCTCAGCACCGCTAGTGGACTCGCTCAGAGGCCACCAGACCCGCTAGTGGACTCGCTCAGCGAATCTAGTGGACTACTTCTAAGCCCACGACCAGCGGAAACGGCTCCTAAGGTTTTAAGCAAGGTTGTTGAACTTCAAGGAGAGAAACATGTGGTCGGCGACGCCGACGCAAGCGTCGTCGCCGACGCGGCCGAACCTCCACCCGTGCCGGATGCCGTCAAGCGAGAGCTAGAGCGCCGAGGGCTACGGAAGCCAACCGACGCCCCTCAGCCTCGGAGCGTCGACCCGCAACCGCGGTCGCGGGAGGAGCAACTCGCCTACCTCAAGCAGCAGATAGCCGAGGAAGAGGCCGCCAAGAGCGCCAAGAGCGAGGAGGCATCGGCCTAGTGCGTGAGGAGGACCTGGAGCACTTCGCGGTAGCGGACGGCCTGCTCGCCCGTATCGGCGAGCATGAGGGCGGCCTCACCGACCAGGAACACCTGTACCTGGTCGACCGTGCCCGCGAGGAGCTCGCCAAGGTGTACGGCACCAGCCTTGAGGACGCCGGCCGGGCGCTGCTGGTCGCTGGCGACCAGGGCGACGTGGCCGTGCGCGCTGGTGAGGAGTTCGCAACCGTCATCGCCTGGGGCCGCATCCTGGTCGTCTATGCCCGGGTCGAACTCCGCGGGCGCTGCCATCCGGAGGCGAACTAGCTATCAGCCTGGCTGATTTCCTCTCCCTGGCGCCATGGAGGTAATCTATGGGCGAGCTCGGGCCTCCCCCTGGCCCGACCGCCGCCAATGAGGTTTCGCCCGTGCCCGACCTGCTCGACCAGTTGCGCGGCCAGCGCGCCGCCCTCCGCACCACGAACGACGGCATCCTGACCCGCGCTGCAGACGAGCAGCGCGACCTGACCGGCGAGGAGCTCGCCGAGCACACCGCCCGCGCGGTCGAGGTGCGGGAGCTCGATGACCGCATCGAGCAGGTGCTTGCCGACCAGGTGGCCGAGCTCCGGGCTGCGCAGACCCGCAGGCCTGGCCCGGCCGCGCCGCGTGACCCGGTTCTGACCCGGGAGCAGTCGGTCCATGACTGGCTGCAGGCCCGGGGTGCGTTCGAGCCGGCCGACCACGAGCTCAGCTTCGACCGCTACCTCCGCGGACTGGCGACCGCGCGATGGGACGGCGCCGAGCATGAGCGCGCGCTGGCCGAGGCGACGGTCGGCGCGGGCGGGGCACTCGTGCCGGCGCCCCTCTCGGCCCGGGTCATCGACCTGGCCCGCAACCAGACCCGGGTCTTCCAGGCCGGCGCGCAGACGGTCCCGATGACCAGCCAAACCCTCGCGCTGGCCCGGCTCACCTCCGAGGGCACCCCGGCGTGGAAGACGGAGGGCGCCACCATCACGGCGGCCGACATGGTGTTCGACCGGGTGACCTTCACCGCCCGGACCCTGGTCCGGCTGGTGCAGCTGTCCGTGGAGCTCTTCGAGGACGCCGACCCGAGCTCCGAGGGCATCATCGCCCGGTCGTTCGCCGGGCAGATGGCCGTGGAGCTCGACCGGGTGGCGCTGCTGGGAAGTGGCTCGGCGCCGGAGCCGCGCGGCGTGCTCAACCAGTCGGGCGTGACCCTGACCTTGCACGGCGCCAACGGCACGGCCATCACCAACTACGACTGGTGGCTGGACGCCATCGGCGCGGTGCGGGCGGCCGGGTTCGAGCCCAACGCCCACGTGCAGGCGCCCCGGTCGTCAACGTCGCTGTCCAAGCTGAAGGAAGCGACGACCAACGCCTACCTGGCCGCGCCGGGCGGCCTGCTCCCGATGCTCACCACCAAGAGCATCCCCATCACCGTGACCACGGGCACGAGCACGGACACGAGCTATGTGTTCACGGCCGACTGGTCCCAGCTGCTGGTGGGCATCCGCACCGACTTCAACCTTCGCTTCCTCGGCGAACGCTACCTCGCCGACAGCCTGACCTATGCGTTTCTGGCCTATCTCCGCGCTGATGTGCAGCTGGCGCAGCCATCGGCGTTCGTGGTCGACACAGGGGTGCGTGCCTGATGGTGGACGAACTGGCAGCGCCGGGCGCCGAGCTCGCCGAGAAGGGTCCCGACTTCGAGCGCCGCATCGGCGAAGCGGCCGGCATCCGGAACCGGCCCGACCCCGCCGACGTGGAACTCGCCGAGCATGACCTCCTAGTCGGTGAGCTCGACAAGGACGGCAACGGCTCCCGGGTGGTCATCGCCAAGGGCGACCCGATTCCTCCCGAGCTGCGTGCGCTTCCCCGTCGCGCAGCTCGGGAGGCCCCACCCAAGCGGTAGGCGATGGGCTGGTGGGACCGCTGGGTCTGGTCCCGGGTCGCCAACCGTGAGGCGCTGACCCTCGAACAGCTGCTCGCCAGCGAGACAACGCCGACCCATGCCGGCGTCCCGGTCGGCACCGACCAGGCCCTCCAGCTCTCGGCCGTCTGGGCATGCGTGCGGCTCCTGGCCGACGCCGTGAGCACCCTCCCGCTTGACGTGTACCGCCGCGGCGAACGTGACCCGCTGCCCGAGCTCCCGCCGCTGCTCAGGCAGCCGGCCGCCGGGATGAGCCTGAATGAATGGCTCTATGCCGTCATGGTGTCGCTGCTGCTCCGCGGCAACGCCTACGGCATCGTCACCGCCCGGTCAGGCTCGACCCTGCTCCCGGCGCAGGTCGACCTCGCCCACCCTGACCGCCTCGGCGTCACCGTGCTCCCCGATGGGCGGCTGTCCTACCGGCTGAACGGGGAGGAGCTCGACCCCGCCGACGTGTGGCACGTCCGGGCCTATGCGTTCCCCGGCGCCGTGCTCGGCCTCTCCCCGGTCGAGTACGCACGGCAGACCATCGGCCTCGGCCTGGCCGCCGAGAAGTTCGGGGCGCAATGGTTCGGCGACGGCAGCATCCCCTCCGGCGTCATCTACGCCGACCGCGACCCCAAGAAAGAGGGCGCCGCCAAGCTCAAGGCGGAATGGGTCGCCAGCCGGAAGAACAACCGGGAGCCGGCCGTGCTCTCCGGCGCGAAGTTCGAGCTCATCAGCGTCAAGCCCGAAGAGTCACAGTTTCTCGGCACCATCGAGGCGAACGTGCAGGCCATCGCCCGCCTCTATGGGGTGCCGCCGGAGATGGTGGGCGGGAGCACGGCGGGGCCGCTGGCCTACACCTCGCCCGAGATGCGCAGCCTTGACCTGCTCACCTACACCGTGCGCGGCTGGCTGGTGAGGCTTGAGAACGCCATCTCGGCGCTCCTGCCGAGCACGCAGCACGCGCGATTCAACGCGGCCGGCATGGTCCGCGTCGACCTGAAGAGCCGCTATGAGGCGCATGAAATCGCCATCCGGGCCGGGTTCCTGACCGTCAACGAAGTGCGGGAGCTAGAGGACCGGGGGCCGCTCCCCGATGACGGAGGTGCCGTCGCGTGACTCATGACCGCTGCTACTACCCGGCTGGCCTGCAGCTGCGCGACGACGGGGAGGGCCGGACCCTCCACGGTCCGCTTCTGCCGTGGGGAACCCCTGCCCGCGTGGTCGACCGCGGCCGGCTCGTGGTCGAGGTGTTCGAGCGCGGGGCGCTGACCGGCACCGACCCGGCCCGCGTGCCGCTGACCGCGACCCACCCGAGAGACGCCGGCACCCTACCCATCGGCGTCACGGTCGAGCTCGAAGAGCGAGCCGATGCGGCGTGGGGCGCGTGGAGAGTGAGCAAGACCAGCCTCGGCGACGAGGTGCTAGAGCTGGCCCGCGACGGCGTGCCGCTCGGCCTCTCGGTCGGATTCGCCGAGGTGGTAGGCGGGAGTCGCTGGAACGCGGAGCGGACCCGCGTCACCAGGACGAGAGCCACCCTCGACCATGTAGCCGTGGTCAGGGTGCCCGCCTACCACGGTGCCGGGGTTGCGGGTGTCCGCTC